TAATGATGGAAATTGGCACACGTGGGATGAGCCTACTTTGTCTTGGATAGAGGTACCTGAATAATGATGACAATGGTTTCAACCTTCCTGTCCTTCCTCGCGGGTGGACTGCCCAAGATCCTGCAAATCTTCCAAGACCGGCAGGACAAGAAACATGAACTTGCCCTCGTTGCTGCTCAGAAGGAACGTGAGTTGGCATTGGCTGAGCGCGGCTTCATTGCACAGGCACGAGTCGAAGAGATCAAGCTAGAGCAGATTCAAACTCAGACGGCAGGCGAAGAGCGCCAAGCCCTGTATCAGCACGACATGGAAATCGGCAAGGGTGCCTCGCAGTGGATGATCAATCTTCGGGCTTCTGTCCGTCCCGTCGTGACTTACATCTTCGTGTTGGAACTTGTCGCTATCAACATTGCCGGTGTTTGGTATGCCTACAACACGGGTGTGCCGTTTGCTGCTGCGATGGCAGAAGTGTTCTCGGATGACGAGATGCTGATCCTGTCCTCGATCATCGCCTTTTGGTTCGGCACGCAGGCGTTCGGTAAGAAGTGAAAGTCTCCAAGGCCGCTATCGACATGATCAAACATCACGAGGGGGTACGGACCAAGCCTTACCGCTGCCCTGCCCTTTTGTGGACTGTCGGTGTCGGCCATGTGATTGACCCTGCTCACGCTACGGTGAAGTATGAGGAGCGCAAGAATCTACCGATACCCGCAGGCTGGGACCGGGTTATCACGATGGACGAGGTGGACCGGATACTTGCTGAAGACCTTCGTCGGTTTGAGCGTGGTGTGGTTCGACTTTGCCCTGCTGCTGTTGGCAATCAAGGAATCTTCGATTCTCTCGTCAGTTTTGCCTTCAACGTGGGTCTCGGCAATCTCCAACGTTCTTCCCTTCGGATGAAGACCAACCGGGGTGAACTGGAAGAAGCCGCTGACGAGTTTATGAAATGGACTAAGGCGGGTGGTAAAGTACTGCCGGGACTGATTAAACGGCGTATGGACGAACGTGCGCTGTACTTGTCGGGGGTTATGTAATGCCACTTCAGAAGGTCGAATTCCGCCCCGGCGTCAACCGAGAAACTACCAACTACGCAGGTGAGGGGGGTTACTTCGTCGTAGACAAGGTGCGTTTCCGTGGTGGCTACGCCCAAAAGATCGGTGGCTGGATAAACTCTTCCACGATCCTGTCTACCTTTAAAGGCGTTGCTCGGTCGCTATGGAACTGGGTGACGATTGACGGGCTTAACCTGCTGGGTGTCGGCACGAATCAGAAGTTCTACGTCGAATTAGGCGGTGAGTACTACGACATCACCCCGCTTGGTAATTCCTTAAACCTGTCTCAAAACCCGTTTACGACCGTATCGGGCAGCAATTTTGTGACCGTGCTTGCCTCGGGGCATGGCTCGTCAGTGGGTACCTATGTCACCTTTTCAGGTGCCACTTCGGTAGGCAGTCTGACTTTAAACGGGCAGTTTGAGATCGTAGAAGTTCCGGGTGATAACTCGCTCGTGATCGTAACCCCGACTGCTGCTAGTTCGTCTGCGACGGGCGGCGGTTCGCTAGTTATCGGTAAGTTTGATATTGACGCGGGTACCGCTGTCTATACGTCCAACGTCGGTTGGGGCGGTCCTCCGTGGGGATCAGGCGGTTGGGGTTCTTCAACTCCGCAGGGTGTTCCGCTGCGTTTGTGGTCACAGTTTAACTACGGCAATGACCTGATCTTTGCTGAGAACAACGGTCCGATTTACTACTGGACTAATGACACTGCCACGTGGGCACGGGCTATCACGCTTGAAGAAAAGGCCAATTCACTGCCTAAAACAACGACGACAGCAGCCTATGCTTCAGGGTCTGTCACGCTCGTCGTAGCTGATGCTACGGGTATTAACACCGGTTCAGTCATCTCAGGCAGCGGTATTGTCTCAGGCACGTATGTCACTGCGGCATGGGATGGCAGCACTTCGGTCACTATTTCAACGGCTACAACGGCTTCTGCCACGGTTTCGGCTCTGAGCTTTAGCTATGCTGGACGGCATGTACCTGATGAAACCGGGTTAATTATTGACTCTCCGGTTGACGACTTTACGGTTTGCTTTGGATCTAATCCTTACGACCCGACTAATTTCAGTACGGCGTTTGATCCGTTATTGGTGCGTTGGTCAGATGCAGACAACCCGTATGAATGGGTACCTGAAGTTACTAACCAATCCGGTGAACAACGTCTTGCTAACGGCTCCAAGATCGTAACGGCGACAACTGCTCGTCAGGAAATTGTGGTTTGGACGGATACAGCTGTGTACTCGATGCAGTACCTCGGACCTCCGTTTGTGTTTGGGTTCACCCTGCTTGATCAGGACGTTTCGATTGCCTCTCAGAATGCGGTGATCAACGTCAACAACGCCGTCTACTGGATGGGCTTAGATAAGTTCTTCGTATACGACGGTCGCGTAAACACACTGCCCTGCACGATCCGTCAGCATATCTTCAGCACATTAAATAAAGATCAGATCGCACAGGTCATGTGCGGTAATAACGAAGCATTCAGTGAAATCTGGTGGTTCTACCCAAGCACGGGCAGCACGGTGAATGACACGGTAGTGATCTACAACTACCTTGAAAACGTATGGTCGTACGGCAGCTTGAACCGATCTGCGTTCTCTCCGCAGAGTATCCGCGACTATCCGATGCTGTCGTTCAGCATCCAGACTTCTTACCTTGCGACAGACATCAATTCATCTGTCACTTCTATCGCTCTGCTTGAAGCTTCTGCTTATCCGCGATCAGGTACGGTACTGATTGATAGCGAGTACATTACTTACACAGGCGTTAGCAACGACACTTTGACTGGATGTGTGCGAGGTGCAAATAGCCCTGCTGGGGTGCCTTCGACTGCTACTTCTCACACGACGGGTACTACCGTTTCGATGACGGCACCGAACCAAGTCCTGTATCACGAGGTCGGTTGGGACGACGTTGCGACGGGTGTGGCGCATCCAATTACTTGTTTCATCGAGTCGTCCGACTTTGACATCGGTGATGGACATAACTTCGGTTTCGTCTCTCGCATCATTCCGGACATCAAGTTCTTGGGGTCTACGACCTCTTCGCCGTCAGTCACTATTTCGATCTATCCGCGCAACTATCCCGGCTCTGCGTACGGTACTCCTGATATAGAACAAGTTAATGCGACGGCAGTACTGCCATACGAGTTGTATACAGAGCAGTTGTTTACTCGGGTTCGCGGTAGGCAGATGGCCGTACGTATCGGGTCTTCTGGGCTTGGCGTGTCGTGGCAGGTGGGTGCGCTGCGTCTTGATATCAGGCCGGACGGTCGTCGGTAATGACAACTCCACGTGGTGTAGTTCCGCCAAATTTGCCGGTTGCGCTTCGGCAATACGATCAGCGCGGTATGGAGCAGTTCAATAACGTCCTGCGTCTGTACTTTAACCAAGTCTCAAACCGGATCAACGCGCCTACTCCACATGCTTCGTATTTCGACACTACGACGCAGACGAACCCGGTATCCAACGCTATCAATCTTTTTACGTATAACTCAGTCGTTTCGGACTACGAAGTTACTCGTGGTACCCCGACTTCCAAAATCTACGTCGCTAATACTGGTGTATACAACTTTCAGTTCTCCGCTCAGCTAGACAAGTCTGGCGGTAGTGCAAGCGCGGTCTATATTTGGCCCCGGATTAACGGAGTCAACGTACCGGACTCAAATACCAAGATCGTTATTGACGGTCCTAACAGCGAGATCGTGGCGGCTTGGAACTTTGTGCTTGTGATGGAGGCCAACGACTACTTTGAGTTGGCTTGGGAAGCGGCTGATACGGCTGTCATCATTCCGTACGTGGCAGCTACTAACAACAGGCCAGCCATCCCGTCCGTCATCTTAAGCGTGGTTTGGGTGTCGAACTACGGCTCGGCTATTTATCAGGCGGCTACATGATATTATTTAAGAAACTTTACCCCACGGGGGTCGTATGAACGATAAGTATCCTGCGGCGGGGTTAGCATCCCTTGTAGCCGCTCAAGGCCGTGGCGGGGACTCCACCCTCGTCCACATGAACCCCGAAGAAGTTCAGGTACTTAAAGAGTACGCAGCCGCTAACGGCTTACCCCTGACTTTCAACCCACAAACCGGGTTGCCGGAAGCATTTTGGCTAACGGATTTCTTGCGAAATACGTGGAAAGCGATCAAACCGACCGTGACGAGCGTCGGTAACGCTATCATCAATAACCCTCAAACCACAGCCCTTCTAACTGGCGCTGCCTACGGTGCCGTCAAGGGCGACCTGCAAAAGGGTCTTGAGGCGGGTATGAAAGCCTACGCCGGGACTAAGTTGCTTGGCGGTATCACGGCTGGAATGCAGCAAGGCAGGAAGATCCCCGGCATCGCCGGTCCTGTTGGCTATAAGGAAGCTGGTCGTGGTGCGGATGACTTCGGTGAGATTGCGCCGGGTCTTATGGACACTAAGCCCACGGTTGAAGCTCCGC